AGTGCCATATGAGAAACCGAGGCCAGAGCCTTCAAAAATTGCTCATAATCGTGCATATCCCCCCATCTTTGCTGAAAGGAGGATAAAATGGATAAAATCAAGCCAGTTAATTTTAAAAAATTAAAAACTACTTTCAATAAAATGGATGACGATAAGGGAATGCTAGGATTATCTTTAGTCAAAGAATTAGAGTTTATGAAAACAACAATTAATAAACTTCAAAAAGAGATTAAAAGTAAAGGTGTAGTCACTCTAATGGATCAAGGTAAATACTTTGTTGAAAGAGCTAATCCAGCTTTAGTGCAGTATAATTCTTTGGTTAAAAATTATCAATCCACAGTCAAACAAGTAAATGACTTATTACCAGATTCTGGATCAGGTAATATTGATGACTTTGACAATGATGATCTATGACATATATAGAAGAATATTACAAGTGGATTGAGAAAAACCCTAATAAAGTCTGTAAGAAAGTCAAGACAATTTATCAAAGGCTAGTCATGGATTTAAAGAAACCAAAAACGGTTTCTTTTTTTAATAAGGCAACAGGTGAAAATGAAACCCATACTTATATTTTTGATGAAAGAAAAAGTCTAAGATGTATTCATTTTATTGAAAAGTATTGTCGCCAATCAAAAGGTATTTGGAATGGTAAACCTTTGAAACTAGAACTATTTCAAAAAGCATTTTTACAAGCCTTGTTTGGATTTGTAGATAAAGATACAGGATTGAGAAAGTACAAAAAAGCTGTATTATTCGTAGCTAGAAAAAATGGTAAATCTGTTTTAGATTCAGGTATTGCATTATATATGCTTACAAAAGATGGAGAAGGTGGAGCAGAAATTTATTCTGTTGCGACAAAGAAAGAACAAGCAAAAATTGTTTGGGAAGAATCAAAAAAAATGGTTAAAAAGAGTCCAGCATTAGCCAAAAGAATAAGATGTCTAATCGGTGGAATTTATTATGATGATAATGATTCTAGTTTTAGAGCTTTATCAAGTGATTCTAATTCATTGGATGGATTAAATGCTCATTTGGTAATAGCTGATGAGGTCCATGCATGGAAAGATAAGAATTTATTAGATGTTACCTATGATTCAATGGGAGCAAGAACTCAACCAATATATTTAGAAACATCTACTATGGGAACTGTAAGAGAAAATGTATTTGACATAGAATACGATTATGATTCCCAGGTAATAGATGGAACAATTGAAGATGAAACACTATTGCCTGTTATTTATGAATTGGATAACGAAAATGAGTGGACTGATGAAGAATGTTGGTTTAAAGCAAACCCATCTTTAGGAAGAATAAAATCAATAAAAAATCTAAGAGAAAAAGTTCAAAGGGCAAAAAACAATCCAATAGAATTAGTTAATTTACTATGTAAGGATTTTAATGTTAGACAAAATTCTTTAAATTCATGGCTAACTTTTGATGATCTTAATAATGAAAAAGTATATAAAGAATGGAAAGATAGTTATTGTATTGGAGGATGTGATTTATCCAGTACAACTGACTTAACTTCTGCAACAATACTTGGAGTAGTAAAAGGCGAAATAAGAGTTAAGCAAATGTATTGGATTCCTACTAATTTACTAGAAAAAAAAGTAATTGAAGATAAAATTCCATATGATAAATGGTTAGCAGCAGGATTAGTAAGATTATCAGGAACATCAAAAATCGACTATCATGATGTAACACTATGGTTTTTGGAGCAAGTTCAAGAATTTGATTTAAGACCATTGTGGGTAGGATATGATTCGTGGAATGCACAATTTTGGTGTGATGAAATGATAGAAAATGGTTTTGATATGGTAGAAATAAGACAAGGATATAAAACAGAATCTGCTCCATTAAAACAAATGAAAGCAGATTTAATGGATAAAAAAATAAATTACAACAATAATCCGATTCTAAAATGGAATTTATCAAATGTTGTTGTAAAAGTTGATGATAACGAAAATATTATGTTATCAAAAGAAAAAGCACGTCAAAGAATTGATGGTGCTGCAAGTTTAATGGATGCTTATGTGCTGTATGTAAATAAGCAACAAGAATTTTTAAATTATATTAATGAGGAGGTTTAATATGGAATGGAGAAGTATTTTTAAGAATATATTTGGTAATAATTCTAATACAAAGCAACCTTCTACTTCAACAGAAATAGAGATTATTGATGGTAGAAAAGCAGTTTTTACAAGATACAACGGAGATTTTGTAAATGATCCAGATGTAATAACTTGTGTTGATACGATTGCTAGAAATGCAGCAAAAATGCATCCTGTACATTTAAGTGATTTTGCTGGAAAGAAAAGAAGAGAACAGGATAAAATTTCAAATTATGTTGCTAAAAAGCCAAATGAATTACAAAATGCATATAAATTCTATTATCAAGTTGTTTCAAATTTGTTTTTTTATAACGATTCTATTATATATGTTCAACGAGATGAAAACTATAAACTAACAGGATTATATCCATTAGATTTTAGTGAAGGTAAATTTTATGAATATCAAGGTAAAATATGGGTTAAATTCAAATTTGGAAGAAAAAAAGAAAGATTTGTGCCTTATTCAGATTGTATTCATTTAACTAGATTCAATGATTTAGATGGACTGGTCGGAGGTAGTCAAAGACCATTGGTAAAAGTACTTTCATTTAAACACGTATTAGATGAAGGTATCATAAACGCAATAAAAACTACTCAAAGCATTAGAGGTATTTTAAAATCAACTAAGTCAATTTTAAAACCAGAAGATGTAAAAAAGATGAGAGACCAATTTGTTAAAGATTTTATGGATGCAGATAATACTACTGGTATTGGTGGATTAGATGCAACAACAACTTTCGATCCTGTTGAGTTAAAGCCGACAGTAGCGACAGCAGAACAAGCAAAAAGTATTGATAATAAGATACTTTCTTATTTTGGTTTAAATGAAAACATTATTCAATCAAAATACAATGAAGATGAATGGAATGCTTTTTATGAGTCTGTATTAGAGCCAATTGGTATTCAAATGTCATTAGAATTTACTGACAAGATTTTCACTCCAACAGAAAAGAATTATGGTCATGAAATAATATTTGAGAGTAATAGATTACAATATGCTTCTAATAAGACAAAAATTGAAATATTAAGATATGGAGGTAATATCTTTTATGTTGACGAGTTAAGAGAAGTGTTTAATATGGCTCCTCTTCCAGATGGAGAAGGCCAAAAGATATTAATTGATCAGAATCATCAGCAAAATAATAATATTGATGATTCTAATGATGAAAATGAGGAGGGAGATGAAGAAAATGAAGGAGAAGGAAATTAGAAAACTAGATATTCAATTAAGAGCATCAGAAGCAGAAGACAATAAAATGGAAATAAAAGGATATGCAGTAGTTTTTAATAGTCCAGAAACATATTATGGATATACAGAAGTTATTGCTCCAACTGCTTTTGATGAAGCTGATATGTCAGATGTTGTTTTGAGATATAATCATAATGATAGTTTTATTATATTGGCAAGAACAAGAAATAAATCATTAAAACTTGATACAGATGGGACTGGTTTAAGTATTGATGCATTTTTACAAGAAGATATATCAGATCATAGAAATATATTTAATGCAATTAAAACACAATTGATTGATAAGCAAAGTTTTGGTTTCACTGTAGAAGAAGATGAGTATGATTATGAGTCAGATACAAGAACAATTACCAAAATTGGTAAATTATTTGATGTATCTGTAGTAGATCAACCATTTTATAATGGAACTGATGTATCTGTTGCTAGAAATATATCTGATGATTTCTTAAAGAGAAGAGCTGAACTTAGAAAAGAATATGAAGCTAAAGAAGCCTTAAAAAAGGCAAAAGAAAGACTAATGTCAAAATTAGGTTAATACGATTATGGGAAAGGAACTGGAGAGTTCCTTTTTTGTTGGTGGAGACTAACTAAGTCGTTTTAATAAATACTTGGAGAAGTATTTTTAGATGGAATTTAGGAGGCCAAAAAGAACTAAAAAATATGAGGAGGTCTATATGAATAGATTACAAGAAATAGAGCAACGTAAGGCTGAAATAGATAAACGTAAGACTGAAATTAGATCTGAATTGGAAACAGTTGAAGATGTCAACAAAGTTGAAGAATTAGAAAAAGAAGTTGATTCGTTAGATCAAGAAGCAACTGCTCTAACAGAAGAGTCTGAATTAATTTCAGAACATAATGAAAATGAAAAAAAAGCTTCTGCTGTAGAAGAAAAATCAGCAGTAAAAGCAAAAAAAATGGAGGAAAAGAATATGAACGAAGAAAGAAAGTATAATTTATCTAGTCCAGAGTATCGTACTGCTTGGGCTAAAAAAGTAATGGGTTTATCAGATGATAAATTCACTGCAGAAGAAAAAAGAGCTTTAGGAGATGCCATTACTACAACTGCAACAGAATTTGTAGCTTCTGATGCAGATACACAAGGAATTAATAATGGTGGATTATTTATTCCAACAAGTGTCAGAATGGAATTAATGGAGTTAATGGAAAAGGCTTCACCATTCTTTAGAGACATTAGAAAATTAGCTGTTCAAGGTAATGTTGATTTACCATACTTATTTGAAGCAGATGATGCTAATTGGTATGCTGAAACAACTGAAACTAAGAACGAAGGTCAAGAATATAAAAACCTTCAATTAACTGGTTGGGAGTTAGCTAAAGATGTAGTTATTACATGGAAATTAGAGGAAATGGCTGTTGATTCATTTATTGACTTTATCATTGATGAATTATTCAATAAAATGGCTAAAACTTTAATCACTGCTACTATTTATGGTACAGGATCTAATATGCCAACTGGTGCAATCTATGGAGAAACTCCAGTACAAACAGGAGATGATTCAATTGCACGTGTATTAAATACATATGGAGCATTATCAGAAGATGCTAAAATTGGTGCTAATGTATATATTTCATCAGCTGTTAATTTAGATATTATTTCTTACAAAGATAATAATGGAAATTATCCATATTTAGCTGGTCTTCCAAAAGTAAGTGGATTTAATGTAGAAGTTGATCCATATTTAAAAGAAAAAGATATCCTTGCAGGAAATGCAAGATATTATATCTTAAATGAAAATACTCCTGTAAGACTTGATAAAGAAAGAACTGTTAAAGGTAGAAAAGTAACTTATGGTGCTTATGCTATCTATGATGGTAAACCAAAACCAGGATACTTCAAAAAAGGTACAACTGCTAATTTACCATCTGCTTAATTGTTAGAAAGAAGGTATGAGTAGGCTATGCTAGAAGATATAAAAAAAGCTCAAGGTATTAACCATGATGAGTTTGATGATACAATAAAAAATCTTATCGCAGCAGCGAAAAAAGATTTAAAAGCTGTTGGCATAGCCGATAGCTTTTTAGATAAAGAAGTAGATCCTTTAGTTCGTCAAGCAATTAATACATATGTATTATCTAACTTAGATGTAGGTAATAGCGAAATGTATGCTAACAGTTATTTATCTCAAAAAGATGCATTGAGACATTATAATGAATATCATTCTAATCCAGAAATCAGTGAGGTTGAAGATGGAGTACACTGAAATTATTTATCTAATGCGTAGAAGTGTTGAATTAGATGATATAGGTAATAATATATCATCTAATTTTGAAACACGTTTTAAATGCTATGCAAAAAAGCAAAGTGTTAGAACAAATGAATTTTATAATGCTACTCAAATAGGGCTTTCTCCATCAGTGGAATTTGTTATAAAAAGACTAAATTATCACGATGAGGAAGAATTATTTTGGAATGATAAGAGATATAAAATAATAAGAACTGTTGATCCTAAAAACAAAAATGATATTGTTTTAGTTTGTGAAAGACAAATTGGTATAAATGAATAATAATAGCATTTTAGATGTCGTATCTATTCTGGATGATTATTCTAAAGATATTCAGGAAGGAATAGAAGATTCAGCAGTAGAAGTAGCTAAAAAAGGTGCTTCTACTCTGAAAAAGACATCACCAGTTAATAAAAAAAAGACATCCCATAAAGGTAAATATGCCAAAGGATGGAGAACTAAAACAGAAAAGAGTTTTGGATCAGTTAATGTTATTATTCACAATGCAACTGATTATCAATTAACACATCTATTGGAAAAGCCACATTTAACCAGGAATGGTGGAATCACTAAACCTAATGTGCATATTAAGCCAGTAGAAGATACTTGTATTAATGAATATGAGAGAAAGGTAGAAGAGGTAATACAAAATGCATAAAAAAATATACGATTTATTATGTCAATTAGAAATACCTGTAGCATATGATCATTTCGCTACAAATAAGAATATAGAGCCACCATTTATTGCTTATAGAGAGATTCCAGAAGATACTTTCAAAGCAGATGGGAAAACTTATTATAGAGATTATAGTTTTGAAATAGAAATGGTAACCATTAAAAAAGATATTGCATTACAGAAAAAACTTGAAGAACTATTAGATTCTAACAATATTCCATACGATATTGGTGATGAAGTATGGGATAGTGATGAAAAAATATATCACAATTATTATGAAATATAGGAGGAAATTATGAATAAAGTAAAGTTTGGTCTTAGTAATGTTCATATTGCTAAGATTATTTATGGTGCAAATAATGAAATTACATATGACACAGTATTTGCTATTCCAGGAGCAGTAACTTTAACTTTGGATCCATCAGGAGAAGAAGTTGATTTTCATGCAGATAATACATCTTATTTTAAAGATAGAGGCAATGATGGTTATTCTGGATCTTTGGAACTTGCATTAGTGCCAGATGAATTTAAAACAAAAATTCTAGGACTTACTACTGATGCAAATGGTGCATTATTTGAAAATAAAGATGATAAAGTAAATGATTTTGCTTTAGGATTCCAAATTGATGGAGATGCTGAAAATAGAAAGTATTGGTATTATAATGTTAATGCTTCAAGACCTTCTGTAGCTTCTAAAACTAGAGAAAAGTCAAAAGAGCCTGTTACTGAAACTTTAAATATAACTGCATCTGCAAGACCTACAGATGGACAAGTTAAGACAGAATTAGCTCCAACAGTTGCTAATAAGACTGCATATGATGCATTCTTTGAATCTGTTTATGAAAAAACTCCATCTGCATAAAAAGAACTACTCTTTTGAGTAGTACAAAAACTACTCATTAGGGTAGTTTTTTTAGTATTCAAAAGAAGGAGGATTATATGGCATCAAAAAATATTAAAGGTATTACTATTGAAATTGGTGGTAATACTACTAAATTACAAAATGCTTTGAAAGATGTAGACAGTGTTGTATATAAAACCAATACTGAATTAAAATCTTTAAATCAAGCATTAAAATTAGATCCTAAAAATACTGAATTATTGGCACAAAAACAAGATGTTTTAAAAAAGAACATTGCAGCAACTACTGAAAGATTGAATACTTTAAAAGAAGCTCAAAGGCAAATGGGAAACTATAATTCTCTAACCGATGAACAAAAAGAAAACTATCGAGCTTTAAGTGTAGAAATAGCCAAAAGCGAATCTGCTCTTAATAAGCTAAATAAAGAATTGAAAACATCTTCAGGAATAAATTTAGATGGTTTAAAGGAAGGATTAAAAAAAGTTGGAGATGTAGCAGCAACAGTAGCAAAAAAAATGGCCGAAGTAAGTGCAGTTGTCGGTGGTGCATTAGCTGGAATTGTTGCAGCAGGAGTCAAGTCTTATTCCTCATTAGAACAATCTATTGGAGGTGTAGAAACTCTTTTTGGTGATAGTGCAAAAACAGTAATACAAAATGCAGAGCAAGCATATAAGACAGCAGGTGTATCAGCCAATGAATATATGGAAGGCGTTACATCATTTGCAGCTTCTTTATTACAATCAGTAGGAGGAAATACAGAAGAAGCAGCTAAAACAGCAGATATGGCTTTTAAAGATATGTCTGATAATGCTAATAAGTTTGGTACAGATATGCAGTCTATTCAAAATGCATATCAAGGATTTGCTAAGCAAAATTACACTATGTTAGATAATCTAAAATTAGGATATGGTGGAACAAAATCTGAAATGGAAAGACTGCTTTCTGATGCAGAAAAATTAACTGGAGTACAATATGACATTTCAAATCTTAATGATGTTTATAATGCAATTCATGCTATTCAAGAAAATTTAGGTGTTACTGGTACAACTGCTCAAGAAGCAGAAAAAACAATTAGTGGATCAGTAAGTGCTATGAAAGCAGCATTTGACAATTTCTTGAATGGCAGTGGTAGTCCAGAAGCACTTGCAGAATCTATTTCTAATGTTTTAAAAAATATAGGTGATGCAATAACTAAATTGGCTCCAAATATTTTAAATGGAATTGTTTCTTTAGTAGAAACACTAGTACCACAAATAGGAACAATGTTAGTTACGTTAATACCACAGTTGTTAGATGCAATCACTAATATGATTGATAGTTTATTAAATTTGTTAACTCAAAATACTGATGGCTTACAACAAACTATTACCATGTTAATTAATAAAGCTGTAGAGTTCATAGCTACTAATCTACCTAAGATAATTCAAGCAGGATTAACTTTGATAGTAGCACTTGCTAAAGGAATAGCAGAAAGCATACCAACTCTTATTCCAACGATAATTGATTGTATTATGACTATTGTTCAAACATTATTAGATAATCTTCCACAGATTATTGAAGCTGGAATCCAATTATTAATCAGTTTAATTCAAGGTATAGTAGATGCAATCCCTATGTTGATAGATATGCTACCAACAATTATTGAAACAATAGTAGAAGTATTAATAGAAAATTTACCATTAATTATTAATGCTGCAATCGAAATAATGATTGCTTTAATTAACGGATTAATAGTATCTCTTCCTAAATTAGTAGCAATGATTCCTAAAATTACAATGGCTATAATTAATGGTTTAATTAAAGCATTACCTCAATATCTAGAAAGAGGTGGAGAAGTAATTGCCACGTTAATTAAAGGTATTTCATCTATGCTAGGAACATTAGGATCAACTATCGGAAATGTAGTTTCAACTATAATAAATGGAATTAAAAATCTTCCTGGTCAAATGGTTAATTGGGGTAAAGATATGATTCAGGGATTAGTTAATGGTATAAAAGGTATGATTGGAAAAGTTGGTGATGCTGTAAAAGGTATAGCTAATAAGATTAAAAATTTCTTACACTTCTCTAGGCCAGATGTAGGACCATTGAGAGATTATGAAGAATGGATGCCAGACTTTGTTGAAGGATTAGCATCTGGAATTAAAAAGAGTACCCATTTAGTTCAAAGTGCAGTTGATGATTTATCTAGCACAATGTCAAATGGTTTATCATTTGATTCTGTTTTATCTAATGTTGATATGGCTATGAAAGGATTAAATACAAGTGTTAAAAATTCAATTAATCCAGTAATTAATCCAAATGTAACTTATGAATCTAATTACAATATGTTAGCCCAAGCAGTTAAAGAGGCACTAGCTGGAATGACAGTGGAACTAGATGAAGATCGAGTTGGTAAATTTGTTATTAAAAAAGTAACAGATGAAATATATAGTTAGGAGGTTTTTATGAGATATTATGTAACAATTAATAATAAAAATTCGTTAGAATTAACAGGATTATATATCAGTAAACTTCCAGATATATCAAAGCCAAGTAAAAGAGCAACGATAGAAGAGATTGATGGCAGAGATGGAGATATTATTACTACTCTGGGTTATAGTGCATATGATAAGGAACTTGAAATTGGTTTATTTGGTTTATATGATCTTGACGAAATAATAACTTTTTTTAATCAAGATGGAATAATAACATTTTCTAACGAGCCAGATAAATATTATAAATTTTCACTTTTAAATAAAATTGACTTTGAGGAACTATTAAAATTTAGGAAAGCAAAAATAACATTTCATTGTCAACCTTTTAAGTTTTCCACAATTGAAGAAAAGAAGGTATTTAATAATTTATCAGAAAATGAATTGTCTATTAAAAACAATGGTAATGTTTATTCTAAACCAATTATTACAATAACAGGTGATGGAACTATAAATTTATCTTTGAATGAAGAAGAAGTGATTGTTTTAACATTAGATAATGAAACGATAGAGATAGATACAGATAAATTAGAAGCTTATAATCCATCAACTAAAGTTTTAATGAATCGAAAAGCAACTGGAAATTATGAAAATTTATATTTAAAAAAAGGAATTAATACCATTTCTTGGACTGGAACAATATCAGAAATAGATATTAAAAACTATTCAAGATGGATATAGAGGAGGAAATAAAATGGAATACGATAATATATATATGAATAGAGGAGATACTCTTGATTTTAAGTTTGATGTTATAGGTGCCGAAGCTGATTTGTCTTCTGCTTTCTTTTCATGCAAAAAAGATCCCAACGATGATGAATATATTTTTCAAAAATCATTAGGTGATGGAATTGTTAAAGTTTCAACAGCAGAAGATGGAACAAGAACTTATTCAGTTACAGTAGATCCATCTGATACAGTGGATTTAGAATATAAGACTTATTATTATGATTTACAAATCGCTTTCAGTGAAAGTCAAGTGTATACTCCTTTTAAAGGATTATTAAAAATAGATTGGGATATTACAAGACCAGAAGAAGAGGGGGAGTAATAAATGGCAGGGAATTTTAAAGTAAGAATGTATGATCTTCAAAACAGATACAAATTCAAAGTGTTTTGTTCTGGGACTCCATATGATGATTCAGGAGTTAAACAGGATATTAGTGATTTAAAAAATAGTAAAGCAAATAAAAGTGAAACATATTCTAAATCAGAAGCTAATACTTTATTAAATGCAAAAGCAAATACATCGGATGTATATACAAAAAGTGAAATTGATGCCAAAGTATCGTCAGTGTATAAATACAAAGGATCTGTACAAAATTATAGCAATTTACCAACAACAGGATTAACAGTAGGAGATGTTTATGATATTAAAAATGCTGATAGTACACATGGCATAAAAGCAGGAGATAATGTTGCTTGGAATGGAACGACATGGGATGTGTTAAGTGGAATAGTTGATTTATCAGAAATAAATAATAACATTGCCAACATAAATGGATTTTTGTTTGACGGAACAAATCCAACTAAAATAAAAGATTTTCTAACAATGATGAGAGCTATGTTAGTTACAGAAGGCGAATATGGTGTTGAATGGGATTTATTCGCAACTAACAATAGTTCTAGTTGTACTAAATTATATGATAATGTAGGATTAAGTATCACTCCTGGAACTGATTCAGTTGCAGAAGTAAATAATTATCCTAAAATATTTGACTCAATTGATTGTAATTACATTAATATTAATGGGGAAGATATCATTACAGCATTAAAAGGAATGTCTAATTATGGTGAGACTCCTTCAGAAATACAAGATGTTACAATTGATGGAGTAACTTATACTCCTGATGTTGGAACTGTACATTTTTCAAGATATGAAAAATATGGAATAAATAGTTCAGGGAAAATGGAATACTCTATGTCATGGATTCCAAGAGATGGATATACTCTTATTGATTTAGGAAAAGATAAAAATGGAAACTTTAAACCATATTTCATTATTGCAAAATATGTTGCAGGATATGATGGAAATAATAAAGTAAGAAGTGCTGCAGGGTTAGATCCAGCGTGTCATTTAACTGGTAGTTCTGCAGGAGATGAGAATGCAGATCACAATATGAATTATACTAATTGTATTAATATATTCCATACTAGAGGAAATTATTATTCAGCAGCTTTAATGTCTGAATACGGTTTCATTATGAGAGATTTTTGGTTAAAGTTTGGAACAAGAAACACTCAATCAATTATGGCTGGAAATACATCAAACAGTTATCAATATGCTGTAGCGACTGCTGAAACTGATGTACATAGAGTTGTATTAACTAATGCACAAGCAGCTAATATTGATTTATTAAGTTGTGTTTCTGTTGGTGATAGAGGTACTGCTACTAATAACGATCGTATTAATAAATATATGCACAATATTTGTAAATGTGCTAGAGTAATAGCTAAAGAAACTGTAGATACAGATCATACAGCTTTAATTCTTGATCATGCTAACTTTAACACTACTTCAACTACATATGTTTCTACAATGCACGAAAGAAGTGGTTATAGTAAGTATGTAAGAGGTAGATATGGTTCACCAGTAAATAATACTAACGGAAAGCATGGTATGGTATTTAATGGTATAGAAATAGCTGTAGGAGGTTATGAAGTTGCTGGTAATGCAATATTAGATATTGTAGATGATACAGGAAAGAGAGAGGTTTATGTTATGAATAATGCAACAAAACTAAGTGGAACTGTTGCAACTATTAAAGATACATATACAAAGTCCTCTTTATCAATTCAACCAACTACATTAAACACATGGAATTACATAACTAGATACGATTATGATATTACTAATGGTTTAATGGTACCTACAGAAGCAGGTCAAAGTGGATCAGGAACTTCTACAGGATTTGCAGATGGATTATATGTGGATAATGCAGCAAGTGGTCAAAGGGAATGCTTGTGGCTCGGCAATCTGTATACTAATGGTACTGCTGGCTTGTCCTGTCTCCTTGCGAATCATGGGATATCCCATGGTCATTG